TTAAAAGCGCCCGTCACGTTTGTGAAGTTTCGCGTTCGGCAGTACAACGCGCAAGGCAACGGGCCGTGGACCGTCCCGCAAACATTTCCGGTGACGCAGGTTTCAGGAAGCGCGGTCCCTCCCTCTCCGACGAATCTCGGCATGATTGTGACTAGTGAGGCCACGGTCCCTCCGGATCTTCCAACCGAAGAACCACCGGATACTACGCCCCCTCCAACGGGAGGTGGCGGAAGTTCGAGTAACTACGTATTTCAGACGCAATACTCTGGTGTGCAAGGCCGAAACCAGTGGTCCTACGGAGATTCAGTCAGCCCAACCGCGTTGGTGTATGACGCGACAAACTCCAAGTGGAACGGGGATGAATTGTATCTCGCGGTGTGGGGCACCGGGTTCCGGCATAGCAGCGAGGGGACGATCAAAGATTGTGTGGTGACGTGGACGGCGCCGGCTAACGGCGATGTTAATGTCGTGGGGTCGTTCAAACTCTTTACGACACCGGGGAGCGTGACGGTAAAGATCCGACATAACGGGGTCGACGTGTTTTCACAAGATATCACCGATGCAACGGTCTATCTCTATGATGAAACGTTTGCGGTCCTCGCAGGGGATACCGTGGAGTTCGTGGCGCGTCGCCTGTCAGCAACGGTGTACAACAACAACGTCGAGCTCAATCCGACGATACAATTGACGACAGGCGGGGTACCAGTCAACCCCACGGTCGGCTCTCTTTCTCCGTCAGTCCTTTCGATCGCGTCGAGCGGGGTAGGGTCGCTCCTAGTCACCCTGTCATCGGCGCCGAGTGCGGCCGCGGTTGTCTCGCTTAGTAGTTCGGATGCGACGAAGGCGGCGGTTCCTGCGTCCGTGACGGTGCCTGCTGGGCAGACTTCCGCCCCGGTTCAGGTCACAGGCGTGGCGGCTGGGAGCAGCACCATCACGGCGTCGTATAATAGCTCGTCTGCGCAGTCTGTCGTCACGGTGAGTAACTCGGCGTCAGGCACGTGGGCCAACGCGCCTGCGGGCGGTACCGTCTTATTTGACTCGGCCTTGGACAGCTTGACCGGGCTCATCGACGACTATCCTCCGAGCAGTACCCCGGTGACGATTGCTGACGCCCCGTTTTCGCCGTCTAGGGGCATTCGGCACCGTCTCGATGCGCTAGCTCGCAACGGGGGCGGACAAGTCCGCTTCGAAAACCCCACGTTGTACCGGGAACTCTACGCCGGAATGTACTGGCGCACGAACCCGCAGTTTCAGGGGCGTATTGCGACCAATAAGCTGTTTTTCTTGCGAAGTAGCTCCATTCAATCGAATGGGGTCATTTGTTGGTTGGGCCGTAATCCAAATGGCAACCTCACTGGTCCTATTATTTTTGTGGTCAATGGTGGCGCGTCAAACCAGCATATTCTTGGTCCCACGTCAGACTCAGGGGCATTCTTCTTCCCCAACGTAGGAAACGGCAACGTACAGGCCGGAGTGTGGTACAAGCTAGAGTGGCGGCTGCGGGCCAGCACGACTATCTCGTCGCAGGACGGCGCGTATCAGTTGTGGATTAACGGGGTACTGGTCAGTAGTTACCTGAACATCAACTACTCGAACGGCACGGGACTTAATGAGTGCGTGGTGACCCCGACGTGGGTTGGTAGCGGCGACACGGGCAGCAGTGACACGATGACCTGGGAGCCTTACTTCGACCACCTCATCATAGTAGGAAAAAACTAGCATGGTGTACTTCGCTCAATACGGCGTGGCGTGGACGTTGCGGGGAATGCAGCTCGTTGACCGGGCAACGGGTCAATACAGAGTGACGCCGACACTTGCCGCCGGCGACGTGAAAATAGAAAAGGACGGGGGCGCCGCGGCGAATCTGGCGACGCTTCCCGCCGTGGCGCCGGCAGGCGGCAGTTCACTGGATATCGCCTTCTCTGCTGCGGAGATGCAAGGGAAGCATATCGTTGTGCGACTGGTCGACGCGGCCGGCGCCGAGTGGAACGATGACGCAATTCACATCTTCACCGTCGGCGATCCTAGTGCGTATTTCCCCTTCGATCTCTTCTCCGGTACGGTCGCGCTCTCCGCGGCCTCTCAGGGGGCGGTGACGGGCGGGGTTTGGGATGAGTTGGTTGCGAACCACTTGCTTCCTGATACCTTCGGCGCGCAAGAAGCGGACACCAGTACGAAAGTTACCGATATCCAGACGAAGGTGCTTGAGCTTCGCGAACTCATCGAAGACCTCTCGGATGTGATCTCCGGCGCGGGCGGGGCCGTCACGCCGGCGGAAGTCATTTCACAAACCCGCGTCGCGAATCACGCGCTTCAAAAGCTCGGCGCCCAATTGATTTCGTCGATGAACGAAGACACACGGGAAGCGCGCACCGTTAATGCGTGCTATTCCATTCTCCGCGATCGTGAGCTTCGGGCGCATTCATGGAACTTTTCGATCAAACGGGTGGCGCTCGCTCCGTCCTCGACGGTGCCGGCGTTCGAGTTTGCGAAAGCGTTCCCGCTCCCGTCGGACTGTCTACGGCCGCTTCCGCCCGCGCGCGATGTGGACTGGACGATTGAGTACCACAACGGGTCGAAGCACATTCTCACCAACGAAGGCACGGTGATCTACCTGCGGTATGTCTCGCGCGTCACCGACGAGACGCAATTCGATCCGCTCTTTGCCGACATGCTGGCCTGTAAAATCGCGTGGCACTGTTGTGAAGAGATCACGCAGTCGAACCAGAAAAAAGCGGACATCGAGCGCGAGTATGACAAGGCGCGAGCCGACGCGAAACGGATCAACGCGTTCGAGCAAGCGACGCCGCAAGAGCCGGAACCGCCGTGGTTGACGGCGCGCTATGCCGGCGATCGCGGGCAAAACTGGTTACGGTTCGGAGGGTTTTAAATGCCGAAAGTCTCCCCGATACAGAGCTCGTTTTCGACGGGGGAAATCTCACCCCTGTTGTACGGGCAGGTTGAATTTGACAACTACAAGTCCGCGCTTAAGGTGTGCCGGAACTGGCTCCCGCTGATCCAAGGGCCTGTGACGCGCCGGCCAGGGACGTACTTCTGTGATGAGGTGAAAGATTCATCGAAAGCGGTTCGGTTGGTGCGGTTTAAGTATTCGACCCTCCAAGCCTACATGTTGGAGTTCGGGCATCAATACATTCGGTTTAAGCGGAACAATCTTCCCGTCACCCTCGCGGCGCAAAACATCACCGCGGCGACAAACGCGAACCCCTGCGTCATTACGTATGACGGGTCTGATACGTATGCCAATGGCGATCACGTTGACATCGACGGGGTAGTAGGGATGACCGAGTTGAACGGGCGCCGGTTTCGGATCACGAATCTCAACAGTGGTGCGAACACGTTCGAGATCCAAACGCTATACAGCACAAACATCGATAGCACGAACTACGGGACCTACACCTCGGGGGGCACGATCGCAGAAGTCTACGAAATCGTCTCGCCCTACGATGAGGATCAACTCTTCGAGTTGAAGTTCGTTCAGTCTGCGGATGTGCTCTACATCACACATCCGGATCACACGCCGCGCAAACTCTCGCGCACGGGGCACACCTCGTGGACGCTCACCTCCATGAACAACGCCGTGTTATTGGATGGGCCGTATCTCTCCGTGAACGCGACGGCGACGACGCTGACGCCAGGGGCGGCAACCGGCACCGGGGTGACGCTCGCGGCGTCGTCGATCGTCGGGATCAACGGCGGGACCGGGTTTCAAACGACCGATGTCGGCCGCTTAATTAGGATTAAAGAAGGCACCACATGGGGGTACGCAAGGATCGCGACGCGGGTCGACGCCCTGAATGTGACGATCGACATCATCAACACACTGACGAACACGAACGCGAAAACATTCTGGCGCCTCGGATTGTACTCGAACACCACGGGCTACCCGGCCGCGGTGGGGTTCTATGAAGATCGGTTAGCCTTTGCGGGGTGTCCTGCGGCGCCGGCGCGGGTGGATCTCTCCCGCACAGGCGACTACGAGAACTTCGCGCAGACAGACCTGGATGGAGTGGTGACTGACTCACACGCGCTGTCGTACACGTTGAACTCCGACGAAGTGCAAAACGTGCAATGGATGAAGGGGGACGAAAAAGCCCTCGTGCTTGGTACGGTTGATGGAGAATGGCCGATGCGTCCGAGCACGTCGTCGGAAGCGATGACCCCCACCAACATCTCGGCGAAACAATCCACCGCGCGCGGGAGTGCCAACATCCAAGGGATCAGGGCTGGCGATGCGATCCTGTTCGTGCAAACAGCGAAGAGACAACTACGGGAACTCGCCTACATCTTTGAAGCGGACAAATTTAAAACCCCGGATATGACGGTGCTCTCGGAGCACATCACCAAAGGGGGTACCGCCGAGACGACGGGAATTAAAGTGTTTGATTACCAGAAGCAGCCGCAATCGATCGTATGGGCCGCGCGCAATGACGGCGTGCTGTTGTCCTTTACGTACGAACGGGATCAGAAGGTCCTCGCGTGGGCGCGTCACGACTTCGGAGGGTACTCCGATGCGAACCTCACCACTCCCGCCGCGGTGGAATCCGTCGCGTGTATGCCGAGCGCGGACGGCACCCGCGATGAGGTGTGGGTGTCGGTCAAACGGTTCATTAATGGGCGGACTGTGCGCTACGTCGAATACATGACGAAGGTGTGGGAAAAAGGAGACACACAGGAAGACGCGATCTATGGGGATTGCGCCTTGACGTATGAGGGGCCGGCTGCGACGACCATTACCGGGTTGTGGCATCTCATCGGCGAAACGGTCGGGGTGCTTGTGGACGGGGCCGCGCATCCGGATTGCGTGGTGTCGACCGGGGGGACGATCACCCTCACCTCCCCCGCCACGAAAGTCCAGGTCGGCTACCGATACCAAAGTGACGGGCAAATGCTTCGGCAGGATGTCGGCGCGGCGGATGGCACGGCGCAAGGAAAATATCAACGAACTCATGTGGTAAATGTACGTGTCCATGATACACTCGGCATGAAATTCGGGGCGGGGTTTCACACTACGGGGCCAGGGAAATTGACCGAACCCACCATTCGCACATCGGCCGTACCAGGGGATACCGCGGTGCCGCTGTTTTCGGGGGATGTTGAAATCCAATGGGAAGGGTCTTACAGCACGGCGAATTATGTGACGTGGCGGTTTGCTGGCATGTTCCCGGGAACGGTGCTCGCGGTGATGCCGCAACTCCATACGCAAGATCGATGATCTCATACGGGCCAT